CGGCTGAGTTGGGCTCCCATTGTCCCGTCCCACTTGCTGTAATCAGTGTTGGCCCAACGTTGTGCACGTTTGGCGAGATTATGAACGCGATCTCCCAACGCGCGTGGGTCAAGCCCGAAGGCATACCAATGTTGCTTCTTAAGCAAATCTGCCACGGCATAAGTGTAGCGCGCAACGTTTATAGTGTTTTCAACACTAAGTTGGCATATATTCCTGGGATGGCCAGGCACCGGGTATACCTCACTCTTCTGGAAAGATTTGATGTATTCCTCGGCTGCTTCATTAATGTGCGCACCCAAGACTTCCCAGTTGTTGTCATTGCGGGCACGTTGGGCCGGACGCGATTGCATTTCGCGGATTTCATCTGCGGTGTATGGGTGGAGTTGCTGACCCTGGGTCAAGAACTCGAGAAAATCGCGCATCATGGCCGTATCATCACGGTCAGGAGGATCCTCAGGATTACGAACGTCAACAACACGGCCCACTATACAGGCCACGTCGCTCGCAATGCAGCTAGTGGGGGATCCGGCTCCTGGAATGACGGGTGGGCAAACAACTTTCATCGTTGGTTTGCCATGTTCGACCTCGATGCCTGCCACCAGAGGTGTGTAATGCCCCGACAATGGGTCCAGTTGACTTGGGGGCAATGGTGACCCGCCATCGTCAGTGGGAGTTTGGGCTGGCCCACCATAATCGGGGCGCGAGCCATCGGTGACGAAAGGTGTGGGCAAGAGTCCCGGTAGAATCGGACGAGGCTCGACCACAGTAGGGGCTTTGGCCAAATCACCGTCACTACGTGTACTGAACTCAATCCCGAAAACATCAATGCCATCTTCACGCATGCGCGCGTACAACCCAGCAGCAACAGAAAGATCAACCTCATCTTCAACAGCCTGCCCCTGTTTGAAATACTGTACCACAGACCCACCAACCATTTTACTAGCTGGAAGTCGGGCACTTGCATTTGCAATACCGCCATCGATGTAACACCCACACACCTCAGATTTCGGTTCACTGAAGCTGTAGACCCATCGTTGTACAGTATACTCTTCACTGTGCCTGGCGTCGGGTTTGCACAAAAATGGTTGGAGCGTCTTGCGTGCGCAATAAATAGCGCCACTCTTGCCGCGGTAAACATTATTCTGTTTCCGCAGGTAATGTTCGGACCATCTGGGCCAGAAACTGAAGCTCCATACCAATGGTGTAAGCAGTATAACTTGGTGGTCATCGTCACCTGCCTGCTTCTTGCGGTCCACGACGAAGGTGTAACCGCCGCACCAGGTCGGCACGTATACATGGTCGAATTCCCAGTTCCAGGGGACTTCAGTATAACAACCACCACCGGACATTACTATCTGGCGCGATCCATCAGCCAATGTGGAAAAACTACCATCCACAATGGGGCCGGCTACTCGCCAGGGGTTGAAGGTATAGAGTAACATTGGGACTCCGAGCCGCAGATATGCATGCATGTTAACATGCATATCTACGTCCACCATGGTATAGACCACTCCTGTCTGACGCAAGTTAAGCGCCCACTCCAACCACGTGCGTCTGTCTGCACTACCAGCAGCCGGTTGACCCAGATCTTTTGGCACAAAGATGCCGCGG